GCTGGAGGAGTTTTCTCGCCAGCAATAGTGAACTTGCTACGATATGCATTTTTCAGCACAGCGTGGTCATATGGGCCAGTTGCGTAGTCCTTTTTCAATGCACGTTGTTGTGCATCGTCTTTGGGGTATTCAGGAGTATCCAACAGGTCTTTGTTTTGATCCAAAATCTTTTTGTTCTCGTCGTCAAGACTTTGTTCATATGCATCTGTGTTCATCACAATGCGATTGGGATCCATGCCCAACAATTGTGCCAACTGTTTGATCTGCGGTTCAATTGCAGGGTAGCGGAACTCCACATCCACAATGGTCAATGGCTGATTGGGAAAAGCTGGAAAGTCTGGAATGTTTTTGCGCACAGGTGCAGTCTTGGGCTTGCCCATTGTGACCACATCAAACTGCGTCATCTTTGATTCAAGATCTTTGATAAAGCCTGTGGGCACGTCTCCAACTATCTTGATGCGATAATTGTATGTGCGTTCACTTTCGGCCAGGTATTTTGCAAATGGTTTCATGTCAGTGTCCTATTGTATATTTATTCTTTTGCAGCATTTTGGTCTTTGCCTTTTAGCAAACGTTCCAACAAATCATTGCGGTTTAACACCATGCCCTCGGCGGTTTGCATGGGTTTTTCGCCGTCGGGAACATCTCGATCCAGTTTGATCTTCTTCATTTGTAGATCAATCATCTTGAGTTTTTTGTTGAGTTTGGCTGTTTTGGCAGTGATTGCATGCCCCAGCATGTTTGATGCTACTGAGAATATTTCACTAGCAAATCTCGAGTCTACTTGCATGCCCAGGTCCATGAGATCTTTGTAGCTGTCTTGCGCCAACCGTGCTAGATCATCCATTTCAGTGTCGCTAGCATCAAGGCCACGCACTGCTGGTAATGCAGCGTCTATTTTGTCTATGGTGGAGTCAATTGCTGCCAACTGTGTACGAGTTTCCTCGATGGTGGGAGTGTCTGATTCAGTTGGTGTTTCAACTGAGGATGGCAAGTCAAAGAGAGATTCAAGTTTCCGCGTCATGCGGATATTTATGGATCAGTTGCGACCGTTGGTAAACATATCTTGTTCGGTGATCACACGAAAAGTCAAGCCTTGACGAGCACACCACTTTTGGGCAGCACCCCATTTGGCATAGTTCACCGCCACAACAGCACGGTCTCTGCTGCTCATTTTTGATTCGATCACACTTTGTTTCTTGGGCTTGATCTCGATCAGTTCGGCTTTGATGGTGTTGTCTTTGTTGCGGTACATGATCAAGAAGTCTGGCACATAGTTGCTTTTCTTGCCTGTTATAGGATTCATGTAAGGGATAGCAATGCTTTCGCTGGCCCATTGCAGGATGTTGTCGTTAGTGTCGCAGAAACGCATAAAGCTGTGTTCCCATCCTGAACGATAACGTGGTGTGCCACGACCCACATACTTGTCACGGTTCACAACTTCATAAAGACCGTTGGCCCAACGACTCATTGTAGTACTGCTCGTGCTGCGTAGAAGTTGGGAGTTGCACTGGCATTTACGCCCAGCAGTGTGGCCTTGCTGCGAATCAAGTTGAGATAGTAAGCAAGGTTTACTGTGAGGTTGACGCCAGTCTGTCCCTGAAATCCTGCCAACAGTGTCATTGGCGGAATGTTGGTGTTTTGTGCAACTCTAAATAGGCTAGTAGCAAAGTTGCCAGCAGCACGATCTGTGGTCATCACACTGCGAAAGTATGAGTATACTGCGTCATACTCGTTGACTGGTACGTTGACCTCAAAACTGTAGAAGCGATCAAACACTCTTACTGTTAAGTCTTCTTTAAGGTTGGTTTCGTTTACTGTAGCCATTAGATACCTGCACCTGTTACTACATCGCCTAAGACTCGGCCAGGATTCACTGTGGTCTGATTACCAGTTGCTGTAGCAGTTGGAAATATCATACCGTCTACTGCGTTGGTTACAGCTCGCACACCTCCAGGTAGCACAGCTTTTACTGCGCCTACTCCTAGTGCAGTGGCTTCACTGATAGCAATGCTCTTGAGGTTTGCACCTTTCATGGTGTTGTAGGCAGTTCCTGCTTTTTGTGCAGCACCTATCAGGCCCAACACACTGCCGCTTTGCAAGTCTTGACTGATACCGCCAACCACATCCAACAAGCCGCCTTGACCCAGAATAGTCTGTGTACTGCCTGCTCGTGCAATAGGACTTGGCTTGCGATCGTAGTGTGCTTCGTTGGCAAAGCCACTGGCTGTGGTGTTAGGAGCGCCTTGGTAGTACTTCACAGTCTCATATGCAATGCTCATGCTGTGTTGCATGGTACCTGAACCTTGTGCATAATCGTATTGATCATGACTCCAGTTTGTAATTAGTGGATTGATCAACACATACTCAGCATACTTGTGCTGATAGTCAAAGCCATAAATGCGAATGTCTGTGAAGAACGGCGGTTTACCCTTGCCACCGTCACTGGTGCTTTCACCAATGAAACCCCAGTCATTGACCAGGCGGTCATTGTTGTAGATGTCTCGGGTGTTGTAGCCAAAGCCTGCTGTACGGTTGGCCTGTGGACCAATGCTGCCGTTAGTGTTGCTGTCGTTGCCGTATTTCTGTGTGGGGTCTTTGTAGTAGTAGCTGTAGTAGTTGTACCACATGTTACGCACCAGGTCGCCACCGTCATCGTGAAAAGTAATGTTCACCGGATCATAGTTGATCTTGGTCTGTATAACACGTTTGCGATTGTACTGGTTGAGTGTTTCTGTAGCAATAGTGTACTTGGGCAGGTCAACAGTTTTTACCACCAGGCTGAGATTGCTGACATCAGACAAGCCCATAGCTCCAGCAAGATAAGGAATTTCTTTGACGTTGATACTGAAACTCACGTGGAATAAAAACTTAAGGCGGGGCTTGAGTTCATATCCATTGCTGCGAAACACCTTGCTTGCGTGAGTGTAATCACGCAAGGTGTCAGAGCCAAAGAAACCTTTTAGGAGACTTTGTCCCCAGGTGGTATCTGCCATGAGCTATTAGACGCCAGCGCCTGTTACGACATCGCCTAGTGTTCGGCCAATGCCGGTTGCTACACCAACGCCATAAGGAATCTGGTTAGCATTGTCAAACGCAATGGTCAGGTTGATAGTGACTGGTGCGCTTTCAGCATAGCTCATGCCGCCGTAGTCTGCTGATTTCAAGTAGCAGCCATACAGTTCCCAAGTTTCAAGAACTTGTGGTTGTTCAGCACCGTTGCCACCGTCAAGGATCTCAAAGCGTGTGGTAAACTTGTAGTCGATACCAGACGCTGCTGATGCCATTTCCAAGAAGTCCATTTGCTTTTGTAGCTGTTCGCCAACTAGACGACTAACTGCACCACTTGCGTCATCACGGATTTCGCATGTGGTATCTGCCCAGGTGTGCTTGCCAGCCAACTTGAGTGTGCTGTTGTAAATTGGCAATGTGATTTCTTCAAAACTCAAATTGGGTCTTGCAAAAGTCATCACTTGCTTGGTTAATTCAGTTCGTGGAGTTGAAATACCGAAGTTTTCAAACATCACTCTGAAGCGATATTTGAGTTTGGGCATCAGCAGACCTTGAGTGCTTGCACTTTGATCGCTGGCCAACGGTACTGTCATTCTCTGTAATGATGAAACTGCCATTTTTGATATCTCCTATATGTTTTATTTAGCTGTAATCTCTAGCCAAAAACAGGGCCGAAGCCCTGCTTTTAGTTTCATCACGCTCCACCAGATATTTCACCAGTGTTCTTGATTCGCAACGGAATGTAGATAAACTCAATTGCCTTGACTGGTTCAATAGCCACATCTACCCATAGTTCGTTACGATCAATACGACCCGGGGTGTTGTTGCTCAAATCGCACACAACCAAGTAGTCGTAGATTGCTCGTTTAGCAATCAGATCAATCATCAAGCTGTTGACAGTGTTGGTGATTTCATTACGAGTAATCTCGTCGTTGGGTTCGAACAAGTACAACTTACCAATCTCTTCCAGGCGTCCACGCAAGAACGCAACCAGTCGGCTAACGTTGATACGATCCAGAGCACTAGTAATACTAGTTGTGGTCTTGTTACCAAAGTTGGTAATACCCACACCAGGAATGAATGTAATTGGGTTGATGTCGTTTTCATACAACACATCACGTAGACCTTGACCCACGTTGATCTGCTGGAATTCACCAGTTGCAGAATCAATATAACCAATTGCAGTAGCGTTGTCAACAACACCACGACGTGTACCAGCTGGTGCCAACCAAGGATAGCTGACTTCGTCGCTGCGAATAATAGTACGCATCATCATGTGACTTGGTGGTTGTACCACCAATTGACCACCAAGATCTGTGGTCTGGCAACTTGGATAGAATGTAGCCATGTACTGGCTAGCAGAAACTAGACCGTCTTGTGTTTCCAAACCTAGTCCGCCGTTGTTGGTTGCCCAGGTAGCAACGTCTGTTCCAGTCCCAGCCAAGCGCATTGGAGTATCACCAACCACAAACAAGGTGTTGTTGCGCTCATTGCTGAGTGCAATCATGTTGGGCATGAGTTCAGGATACGCTGGAGCAGCAATCAAACTAAATTGTGCTTGTTCTTCACGAGCTGATAAACTAGTATCTAGACCAGCCTTCATAGCCTCCACAACCATTTGACGTTGTGCCTGACGTCCTGACCACATGGCACCGTTGCTCTTGTTACCGCTGGCAGTGAGCCAGGTATTAGTAACTGTGATTGGAGTCCAAAACGCAGTAGTTCCTGGTGTTTGTCCAGTATTTGCTGTCAAACAGATATAGTTGATGGAATTATAAGACACATAACTTCCAACAGAATAAGCTGTGCTTATTGACCAGATGTCAGCAGGATACGATGATGCATTGAAGTAATTGTTCTGGAAACTCTTGATGTTGTAGCCTGAACGACGTGTGTTGAACAACAACATGCCTTGTGGATATAGATCAGGGTTAGGAGCATCTAGGTCCAAATAGTTACTGGTCAGCAAACTACTAATAGTAGGGATAGGATCAGAAATTGGATCAGTTGTACCATTAGGAGCCCAACGTGCGTCTGCAAACAAAATACCGTTTTCGGTAACTTGGTCTGTAGTATCAACTGGTACCCACTGGTCTACACCATTCACTGGTTCCCAACGATACAATGCAGGATAGTTTTCTAGGTCACTAGAATCAATCCACAGGTCGCCATAAAACAATGAAGTTTCTGCAACATCATTTTGAGTAGTTGGTGCGGTAGCAGAAACAATTGGGCCGCTTGCATTGGTCAAACTCAGGTCAAAGCCACGAACATCGTTGTCAACGTTTTGATAGCCAACCCAGGCACCGTTGTTCTGAATCATGATATCAGCATCGCTCACTGTGCTGTAGTACCACAAGCGGCCATCAGCAGGATCCTGATCAGGTTCAGTATCGCTGGCAGTGTAAACAAAGTCTGGAGCAGTGCGCCAGTTACTCAACAGCAGACCACCTGAGAACAAATTGTTAGGACGAACTCCAGGTGTGGCCACGGTAAATCCAGCCAGTGTCAGAGGAGTTCCTGATATGTTGGTCAATGCAATAACACCACCAGCACTGTGAGTAAACACAATGGCTCCTGCTGAATTAACACTAGCACTAACATAAGGAATATTAGCTGCGCTTACTGCTGCCACAAAAGATGCCGCAGTAGTACCTGAGATAACAGTCGTTGCGTTCACTGTGGTGTCTAGACCTGGTTGAGATGCAGCTATTCTAAAACTGCTACCGTTAACAAAAGGTCCTGGTGCGTTGGTGCTGCCAGTGATAACTGTTGCTCCAATAGCAATTCTTTCAAAAATTTCAAAAGCAAACGTTGCATTGGGATTTCCGCTAGAATCTGAATCTACGTGCACATAGGTTGTTCCAGCTGGAATGTTTTTGCCGCCACCAGTAGGATCCAATGCGTAAATTGCATTAGTATCTGAGAAATATGCTGGGCATGCCTGCGACACAAACGAATCCAGTGCTGCATTATATTTTCTTATACGCAGTGACAATCCATTGTTGGCAGGACTAACGTTGTTCCAGACTGATCCTGTTGGACGAGGACTTGTGTCTGTGGTTCTCCAGCGTGGCACTTGATAGCTATAACTAGGCAAATATCCTGGAGCATAGTACTCACCAGTACTGATACCCAGTGCTGTCAGCAAGGCTTGACTGGACACTGAATCAGTTCCAAGGTCAACTGTAACAATACCGCCGTCGCCGCTTGAGCCGTCGTTGCTGGCTGATTGATTTGCATAAATCTGCAACTTACCACTGACTACACCTGCACTAACGCCTGTAATTGCAGCAGCATTAATTACCGCAGCAAGGCCTGCCACAGTGTTGGTAGCACCAACAGTGATCAAGCTGTCATTGAGTCTCATTGTAGCACCAACTGTTAAGCTAGTAGGAGTTCCTGTGCCTGCAACAGTAGGCCAAGAAATTTTCCACTCATCGCTGCCAACTAGTACCCATTGGTTAGAAGAATTTTTGTAATAACCAAAGTTGTTTAGGCTAACTGCGCTAACTGCATAGTCTCCAATACTACCTATTGTCTGCAACGGGGTAAAATTACCAGATCCCACAATGTCGGCTGTGTCAGTGATCACAATTGGAGTCTTGACAGTAAACTGGTTGGTAGTCTGATTCCACTCTTGAATACCCCACAACGAAGTGCTGGTATCAAACCAGTATGTGCCGTCTGCTGGGTTACCAGTGGGTCGAGTCAAACTGGCAGTAAGCTCAGCAAGGTCAATGTCCACACGTTGTATGTACGCACGATTGGTTACGCCCAATGTAGAATACGCTGCCAACAAACCATATTCGTTGAGTTCGTATCCGTTGATCGGTGTTCCATTAGTAGTCTGATAAAAGAATGGCACACCAAAAGTAGCTGCCAAATCTCGTTGACTTGTAATGAGATAAGTTTTGTTTGCGTTGGCTGCAAGCGTTCCTGCTGCCACTGTTGCTCCGTTTGCACTAACTTTGTTTTGTGCAGTAGCAATCAAGAAGTACGGTACTGTGTTGACCGCAGATGGGATATACTGACTTTCGTCAATTACTGTTACTTCTACGCCTGGTGATATTAAAGCCATGGTCGATTCCTTTTCAAGTTACTGATATTTATAGGTATATCCAAAAATCAGTGCTCTACGGTGCCCTTTGCAAAGGTCCTCCAATAAATATCTCATGAAAAGACCTGTTTGTCCTGTGTGCAACCAACGCCCTTGTGCTATAAACTACCGTCGTGACGAAGTTGTGCATTATCGCAGCCTTTGCGAAAATTGCATTCGTAAAGGAAAAAAGTTACCCAAAAGAAAACCCAACTGGGAGTCAGCTGGGTACAAGAAAAAAATGCAGTGTGATCGCTGCGGGTTTAAGGCTCGTTATTCAGCACAGACCCTAGTGTATCATGTGGACGGCAATCTCAACAACTGCGAAACCAAAAATCTCAAAACACTGTGCCGTAACTGTGAAGTTGACCTAGCGAAATCTGATTCAACATGGCGCCCTGGTGATCTGCAACCAGACGGCTAACCAGTTCACGAGTGTTGCGTTTGAGATCTGGCAAAGTGCCATTGTTGTCAATCACATAGTCAGCCATCCAGATTTCCAAGCTCATGCTGGATTTATCTTCTGCAGGCAGGTGATCACTGCGATCTACCCAGATAGCATAATCAAACACATTAGTATTCTTCATGGCATGAAATTCTGCTTTGTTTCGCAAGCCACAGTAGATTTCATTTTCAGCAAATATTTCTCTGCCTAATCGAGCATAGTCATCCCGGCAGTAGTCGTGAATCATATCATACCATTCAGCACGATGATTGTGCCGATCTTCAAAACACTGTTCGTAAGTGGTGTAACCGTACTTGGGTGCTAGTTCAGCATAGATAAACTTTTCAGCACAAAAGTCTGAACTGGATCTAAAATTATAGCCAAATTCTTCACGCAGTATATCACACACAGTGTCTTTGCCGTGGCGTGCGTTGCCAATAATCATGAGTTTAGGTAATTTGTTCATAGAATTTTCTCCTCAAACCAGGCCTTACAACTAGGCCAATCACGGTATACATGCGCTCTTCCACCTGCTGCAATCCACTCGTCGCAGTTGCTGTGTCGGTCATCAATTAGTATGTCAGTAGGGAATTTACAATGACGCCATTTATCATGACTAAACGGGCCCAGCGTAACTGGAATATCACGAAAGTGCTCTTGCGCCCAAAACACTTTGTCGCTGGCAGCAAAAGGCATACTGTAATCATGCGGCAGTGCTGTTAAAAATCTCAAGTGTCCGCCGGTTGTTTGTGTAAGATTGCGGCAGTAATCAACCAGTTCAACTGCACCTGGTTTCAACGGCAAACTGCGGTAAAAGTGTACGTCTGACTTGAGTCGGTCCCAATCCTGTTGGGGGATACGTTCGCCAGTTTTGTCATCCCATCTCAATTTTAAAAAATCTTGAGCATGTGCTAGCCAGTCAGCTACCACATCGTCCATGTCTAGATATATGTTCATTTCAGTGTCTTTACGTTGAGGTGTTGTAGGGTGCGTTGCAGCATGCCTATCTGTCTACGACAATCTTCCAGCGCATGATGGCTTGTAGGCGGTATAGGCTGATCAGGCCACAGGCTGAACACTGTGCGACTGTCCCTGACCATGTAGTACTTCCAGGGCAAAGGCTTGTGATAGCTTTTGTAAGCATGCTCAAGGATGTTCATATCGTATGTGGGACCTTGTGCCCAGATTCTGTTAGAGTGCCAAATCAGCCGTCCTAACTCGTCTAGTGCTTGGTCCAAGGGCACACGGTCTTGTTCGCCAAAAGCTTCTTCTCTAGCATGATCAGGCTGGGTAGCCCACCAGGCAATTGTGCCATCGTCAATGTCACGGGTTTCTTGACTTTCCAGTGTGATTCGGGCATAGTAACTCTGCTCATAGTAACCCGTGCCAAAAGGGTCAAAGCTCTGTGCAGCAATGGTTAGAATGCAGGTGTTTGGACCAGTTGCTAGTCCTTCAAGATCAATCATTAAATCTGCCATACTGCAAGTATAACAGAAACGTCAAACAAAGTCTATTGTTGCTTAGCCAATTACCCAGGTCAATGGCTGACTTGCATCCACATAGTTCTTGAGTTCTTCAATTTTGGCATCCATTTGAGCCTGTGCTTCAGCTTTCATAGCAGTGCCGTTTAGGGTGCCACCGCCTTGGGGACCTGCGATAGATCCAAACTTTTCACGTGCTTCGCCCACAATCATTTTGCAGTTGGCCACCATGTAGTCCTTGATCCATTGTTGAATCTGGTAGTCACTCAACAAATTAAATTCGGGTTTGAGATTGTAGCTCCACAACAACACGTTTTCGCCGGTGCCTTTTGGATCACGAATCAGTTGCAGTTTTTTGGTCACAGGGTTAAATGTGTAGTTCATGTAGCCACCAAACATACGTGCTGCTAGCTCAACGTACTGACTATAGAAGTCGTATGTGGCCAGGCCACCTGCTACGTTAAAGTTCATGAGATACACGTTGAGAGATGCCTGTGCAAACGGATCAAAGTTTGATGCAAACGGACCTGTGCTGTCACCAAATGTGCGTCTAAAGATCTGACGTACACTGACAATTTCCTGTGGCAGAGTGTAGATGTTTACGTCCTTGACCAGTTCCATGAAGCTGTAGCTCTCTTCATAGGCATTACTGGCACGTTGTCTGTAGGTGCCAATGGTCTTTTGGTACGCTGCTTCGTAGTGAGAAGGATCCAGCTCAATGTCAATGATTTGATCACCAAGCTGGAGTTTCACATACTCTATCAAGTTTTGCTTGAGCGTGTCAAGACTGTTTTGTTGCTGTTCTGCCATTGGGGGACTCCGTCCCCTTTATTTATCGGGTCTGTGATATCCACCCAATCAGTTTATTGGCTATCAACTCATGCCCAAGTTGATTTGGATGGGCAAAATTAGGGCGTATAAATGCATTATCTTTTACATCCAGCAGGTGCTCTCCGTTGTGCTTGCTTGCCCCAAACCAGTCAGCCGCAGTTTCGTTGCCTTGTGCCCAAATTTTATCAGTGTTTGTACCGGGCAACCAAGCAGGATAACGAACCCATCCAGAAAAATAATAATCATCAAATCCTAGATTTGAGCACCATGCTTGTAAAGTACTCACTGCGGAACTAGATCTCATAACTTCGTGCTCTTTACGATAAAAATGCAAGTATACTTCTTTCATCTTGGAATTCAAATCTGATTCCCAACTAAAAAATCTAGGAAAGTGTGTAGTTCTAGCAGGGTTTGTTAGAAAAAATACAGCAGTAACTTGATTACCAGGTTTGTGAGATTCAGCAATATATCGTTGTAGTTGATACAACATATCTTCGTTGCTGGCACCAGCAGATCCGTAGTTGTAAAACTCGTCGTACCCAAGTGCAGTTTGTATCAATTCACCGTAACGTTTATCGCCAAAGTTTAGTTCGGCGCCTTCGGGCCAACTATCGCCCAGTGTTAAAAGAATTTTTTGCATTTTTGGCTTTGTTTAACGAGTGTATCTTGATGTTGTTTTCTACTTTGTCTGGACAAAATTTACATTGCGGAATTACATTGTCAATATCGTCAATAAATTGTTGACCACGATTATCAAACTCGTCTACAGTCAACGGTTTATAACTATTCAATAATTCTCGATCCTCATCAGAAATATTTAAATGATGTTGTTGATCAAACTCTGGAAAAAGTGCTACTGGTCCACATTTATACAACTTGGCACGAATAAAATGGTAACATTGAAAGTTAACAAACCCGCACATGTTGTGTGCAGTCACTGGATTACTTTGATGTAACGTAAATTGATTCAGGTTGTTTTTTTGTATTGATGACCGATAAAAATCATCTTGTAGATATAGATTTACTTGTATGTCGTTTGAATCTACAAATGCATAATTTGCATTCCAGGTTCTTGTTGGATTTGTCTTGCCATCAAAAAACTCCACTTTTCCATGTAAGAATTTTCTTACTTCGTCAAAATATAGATCCAAGTCATTGGCATTGTGTACACTAATCCCAATCCAATTTTTTCCATCGTTGACTGGTTGGTGACTTGCTATAGCATCATACAATCCAGGCACTTGATTTAGTCGTGTGCCATTGGTAAGAATTTGTACACGTTTGTTCCAGAGTCGATTCAGTCCTTTGACCCAGTCACATATAGAAGGATTGAGCAAAGGCTCGCCACCTAGTATAGTTACTCGTTGCAATCTTATTTTTTTAGACCATTCAGTGTATTGTGCTTCATAGTCACTCCACCGTTGCCAGCCTGTAAAGTCATGATCGTTAAATCTGTTGCATTGAGGACAGGCCAGGTTACAAACGTTGGTTATGTAAAATTCAATATTTGGAACGTAGATTCTTGGATCGTCAGGGTGCTCATCTGGAAAATGTGCAGGGTATCTCATTTCCTATTTACCAGCTTTTTAGAATGATCAAGTTCTCTGTGCCACGCCCGTTGAACGGTGTTTCTGTAGTAGTCAGGTCCTTGTAGATCTTTCTAGCGGCTGGCTTGCCTGCGGCACCCATGGCCTTGAGCACGTCAGCTGGCTTGCGCACAGTTTTTTGCTGGCTCTCCACAGTGCTAAATCCAATGACAGCATTGGATTTTACAGTAAAAACTTTGGCGTATTCATCTGCTACTAGATGAATCAGTTTGCGTTTTTTGGTGTCGTACAACCAAGCTTCTACTTTGTCCACTAGGCTTGCGGCTGGCAAGCCTTTGAGCTTGAGCTCTGCAAATTCTGTAATACATTTAAACTTTGCGGCACGTTTTTCTGGCGGCACTGCCTTGACTGCTCGTGGCTTGCGCTCAACCTTTTTAATTTGTACATAGGCGCCACAATCCGAAATCACAAGCTCACAGAACTTTACGCAATTCTTTAACTGCACCTTGGTCAGATAGCCGTAACCTTGGGTTAGGTCTGCATCTTTGCCTGCTACTGCTTCGTCAAACTCTACAAGTTTACGAGTCCAGATTTGCTTGATATCATTGACCATTTGTGGCGCAATGTTCATTGACCGCATGAGCATCACTGGTTTGTAGTCTGCATTGAGCTTGGCGCCTGACGCAATAAAGTCATCAAACAAGCCATCCATCTCACCAGCACATT